GTGGTGCCATTCGCGAGCTGGAGCTCGTCAACCGGCACATCACCGCGCAGTACCTCTCGCGACTGGCCAGCGCGGGCATCATCGTGCTTCCCGACGAGATCACCTTCCCGACGCGTGAGGAGTTCAACGACGCGCCGGACCCGTTCGTCGCCGAGTGGATCGCCACCGCTAAGCAGGCCGTCGAGAGTCCCGGCACGGCCGCCGCGGTCGTGCCGATTCCCATGCGCGTTCCGGCGGAGTACGTCGACAAGGTGCAGCACATCGACTTCACGCTTAAACTCGATGAAAAGATCATCGAGAAGCGTGAGGCCGCGCGTCGACGCCTGGCTGGCATCATCAACGTTCCGACCGAGCTGCTGTTCGAGGCCGGTAGCATCAATCACTGGGGGCTGTGGCAGCTCGAGGAGAGCGGCGTCAAGACGTACATTACACCCGACGTTGAGCTGATCGTCAACAGCTTGACGGTGGGTTACCTGCGTCCTCGACTTCGAACGCGTGGTGAAGATCCCACGCGCAAGGTCGTGTGGTACGACCCATCCGAGATCATCAGCCGACCGAACATCGCCGACAACGTGATGAAGGCCTACGACAAGATGGAGGCTAGTGGCCGAGCGCTGCGTCGCGCCGTAGGTCTGGATGAGGAAGACAAGCCCACGCAGCTCGAGCTTGAGAACATGATTCTCAAGCGTCTCGCCGTCGCGCCCGGCACCGGCTTCGCCGCGCTGCTCGCGCTGACTGGTCGTGAGGTCGTTACGGTGTCACCGACCGCGTCCGGGACCGGAGACGTCAACCAGCCCGACGGTCAGCTTCCCGCCGGGAGTCCCGCACCTGCGGACGGTCCGCCCAGCAGCCAGCAAGATCAGCCACGGACGCCACGCACGGCGAACGGCAACGCCGAGCGTGCTGCGTTCGCGACGCTGCAGGCGAGCTCGCAGCACGTCATCGAGGTCAACGGCACCGCGCATCGACTCAAGCATCCACTCTTGTGCGCACCGCACCTCTTCTCGTGTCCCTTCTCACACGCCATCTACGGTGGTGTGCGCGCGCTCCCTGGAACGTCTGGTGACTACGAGTGCACCCTCTCATCCGTAGGTGGGTTGGTGGTAGGCCGGCGAGTCTTCCCAAGCTCTGACGCGCTGCTGCTCGATCCACCGAGAGGAACCAACGGTGTCCGATTCCAGCACAACTGAGCACACGGGTGCGATGATCGCGCTCGTTCCTAGCGCTGAGGATCTCGATCGACTCGCCCTCGTCAACGGTGAACCCCGCGACGAACTGCACCTGACACTCTGGTACCTTGGCGACGCGGTGAACTTCTCGCAGGCCGACATCGATCACTGTCCCACCAAGGTAGGTGAGGTTCTCGCGGCGTACTTCACGGCGTGGGAAGATCCTCCGACGATCTTAGGTAACGCCTTCGGTGCGGCTCACTGGAACCCCACCAGTGAGGATCCCGCGTGGGTCCTAAACGTGGGTGACGCGAACGGCGACAACCGACTGGCGGAGCTGCGGAACGTCATCGCGCAGACCTGGGGTGAGATGGACTGGGAGCCACCACGACAACACACCCCATGGCAACCACACATCTGCCTGGCCTACACCTCGGATGACATCAGCTCCGAGCTGGAGTCGCGACTAGGACCCGTGTCGTTTGATCGGGTCAGGGTCGCGTTTGGTAATGAGATCACGGACGTTCCACTGGCCGCGCCTGTTACCGTTGTGGCAGCGTTAGGAGGTGTGACGGTGCCCTGGCACGTTGCGCACAATCACTCAGGTTGTCCCGCGGGCAAGCCGTGGGCCGTCGTGAAGGATGGAACCAGCGACGTCGCCGGCTGCCACGCCTCCCAGTCTGATGCCAACGATCAACTTGCAGCACTCTACGCGAACGAAGGAGACTCAACTGTGACGAACGCGGTGACCACCGCTGAGCAGGCGGTCTCGCCGGACGTGACGCCGATCGCTGCCGGTGACGTGAGCGCGAGTGGTTGTGGTGCCGATCAGCATCTCATGCCCGACGGCTCGTGCATGTCGAACGACGAGTTCACCACCGAGAGTCGCTGGATCGGCGTTCTCTGCGTCGAGGGTGTGACGACCGGTGATGGTCGTGAGTTCAGTCAGAACTCGCTGACGTGGGCGGATCACGCGTTGCTGCGGTGGCAGAAGGAGGGCAGTCACGGCGGCAATCATGACGTCACCGTCTCGGTGGGGCGCATCGACGAGGTGTGGCGCGATGGCAGCATGATCTACGGTCGAGGTGTCCTGAACATCAAGGAGCCCGACGGCTGGACCATCTACAACCGACTCAAGAACGGCTTCGCGGGCGGCATCTCGATCGACGCCGACGACATCATGGACGCCGACGTCGAGGTCGTGTGGGCGGAGGACGACCCGGAGGACACGGTCGTCGACGAAGATGACATTGTGAAGTTTCTCTTCGGTCGTCCAGAGAAGATGATCTATCACGCCGGCCGCGTGCGTGCTGCGACGCTGTGTGACATTCCCGCGTTCGTCGAGGCGCACATCGCACTCGAGACGGTCGACCCCGCCGCTGTGACCGCGTCCGACACTCGTGAGCTGTCTGCGGTCGTGCCCATTCACTCGACCGAGATCAGTGACGGTCCCTGGCAGCCACCTCGAACCGTCGGCGCGCTGCGCTCGCTGCCGAGTGAGGCGTTCACGTCGAACTACAGCACAGGCGGCGTCCTGCTGCATCACGAGCTCGGTGAAGACGGCGAGCTGGGTCCCGCCAATGTGACGGCCGTTGCGGCCGCGCTGGCTCAGCTCACGTCGCGTCGCAACGTCGTTCCCGACGTCGACGTCCGTGCCGCGTACGAGCACCTCGCGGCGCACCTGCGCGACGCCGGTCAGGAACCACCGCCGTTGCCTGAGACGAACGACGCGCTCATCGCGGCCGCGGTCGTCGACGAGTGGCGCCCGCCTGCGTCGTGGTTCGCGAACCCGAACCTCAGTCAGCACACGGGTATCACGGTCACCGATCAGGGTCGCGTCTACGGTCACATCGCTCCCTGGGGTGAGTGTCACGTGGGCTTCACCGACGAGTGCGTGTCACCACCGTACGAGGACAATCATCCCTACTTCCTCACAGGCGAGCTGACGTGCGCCGACGGCTCGCGCATCGCCGTGGGCCAGATCACCGTCGGTACCGGTCACGCGCCGCTGTACTACCAGGCGTCGCGCGCCGCTGAGCACTATGACAACACGGGCTGTGCCGTCGTCGACGTTACCATCGGCAACGACGCGCACGGGATCTGGTGCGCCGGTGCTATTCGACCCAGTGTGGCCGCCGCACGTGTTCACGAGCTGCGCGCCTCCGGACGCGTGAGTGGTGACTGGCGTCGCATCGGTGGGCAGCTTCGCCTCGTCGGAGTTCTCGCCGTCAACGTTCCTGGGTTCCCCATTCCGCGACTGCGTGCTCGTGTGGCATCGGGCGTTCCACAGACGCTCGTTGCCGCGGGTATGCACCTCGTCCTGGGTCGTACCGTGACGGTCGAGGAACCGAACGACGCCGACCTGGATCGCGACGCGATGCGTCGCGTCATGCAGATTCTCACGCGTCGGGTCCACACGTCCGAACCTCTCAACACCGGCTCGTAAGGAGTTTTCGATGGGTTGCAACTGCAGGAAGAACCGTCAGGTCTACACCGGTCCGCCACCGCAGCCGGCACGTGACAGCAACTCAAACACCGGTGGTCAGCCCCCCATCTCTGGGTCTGTAACCGCCGGCGGCCAGCCCAACCCCACATCACAGTGAAGTCCTGTTACCCTGCGACCGACTAGGTAACGTGAAGCAACCCGCCCATCACACTCCCGGAGGTTAACGTGCCTCAAAAGCCTGAGGAGCTCGTCAGCGTTCCTCCGGATCTTACTCTTGTCAGCGACGGCGATCTAAACGACCTCGCCCAGCGCGTGACGACCGAGTTCGATCGGATCAACGGACTCGACGTCACTCCTGAGAACCTCGTCTACGCCCACCAGCTCGCCGATCACACCGATCGGATTCGCGCCGAGCTGTCGACCCGCGAGATTCGCGCTCGCCAGACGGCCGAGCAGATGCGTGTGAAGATGCTGGAGGACCAGCGCGCACTTCAGACGCGTATGTACGGCTCCGAGCAGGACGACGGCAGCCGCGTTCTCGACGTCCCAGGCGCGGTCGACGTGGACTCCATCGCCGCGGCCGCGACCCGGGGTGCCACCGCGGCACTCCTGTCGGTGCTGGGCGACCGCACCGCCGGCCGCGCACTGACTCGCGTCAGTGAGCG